TCAGACGGCAGAACGTCATTGACTGGTTTCAAAACACGGTCGAATCTCGAAAGAATAGCCCTGATACGCCGATTATTCTGATTATGCAACGCCTGCACGAGAAAGACTTGGCAGGCTGGCTGCTTGATGGCGGCAACGGCGAAGAGTGGGAGCATTTGTGCCTGCCAGCTATTCAAGACGACGGCACAGCGTTGTGGCCTGAAAAGCATGATATTGAAACACTGCGCCGAATGGAGCAGGCCGCGCCGTATGTGTTTGCCGGGCAGTATCTGCAAAAACCTGCACCGCCTGACGGAGGTACGTTTAAACCCGATAATCTGCAGTTTGTTAAGGCATTGCCTGCCGGTAATATCAGATGGGTTCGCGCGTGGGACTTGGCGTCAACAGCGAACGACGGAGACTACACGGCAGGCGGCAGGCTTGGCGTTACAGAAGACGGTCGGTACATCATTGCCAATATCGTGCGCGGTCAGTACGGCGCGGATGAGCGGGATAGGATTTTGAAAAACACGGCGCAAAAAGACGGCGTGAAAACTAAAATATCTATCCCACAAGACCCCGGGCAGGCTGGTAAATCGCAAACTTTATATTTAACCCGTCAACTGGCGGGTTTTTCTGTATCTGCCAGCCCTGAATCGGGCGACAAAGTTACACGCGCCGAACCGTTCGCGGCACAGGTCAATATCGGCAATGTGATGGTATTGGATGACGGCACATGGGACACGGACGCGCTGATTGCGGAAATGCGGATGTTCCCGAACGGGCAGCATGACGACCAAATCGACTGTTTGAGCCGGGCCTTTGGCGAGCTACTGGATACCCGAACGGGCATGATTGATTTCCTGCAATCGCAGGTTGAGGCTATGAAATGAGTAAAAAGACACCTTTATCACAAGGTTTTATTGCCCGTGTGGCTGCTGGTGTCCGTTACGCCTTTACCGGCAACGCGGACGGGTGGTTTGACGCGGGCGAGCCTTTAGCCCCTGTCGCACAGCAGGCAGAGGGTCGGCGGTTTGATTACGAGCCGTTCTACAACGTTGGGCATTCCAGACCGCGCGAACGTGAAGCGGTAGGCTTTGCGCAATTACGCGCCCTTGCCGATAACTACGATGTGCTGCGTTTGGTAATTGAGACGCGTAAAGACCAAATGGAGTGTCTTAAGTGGACGATTCAGAAACGAGACGTTGAGTCAACCAAAGACAACGAATCGCAGCGAAAAGACCGAAAGGTCGATGAAGCTATTGCGTTTTTCCAGTCGCCTGACAAAGAGCATACATGGTCGGACTGGTTACGTATCTTACTGGAAGACTTGTTTGTTATTGACGCGCCGTGCATCTATCCACGGAAAACACTGGGCGGCGACTTGTACGCCCTTGAGGTGATAGACGGTGCGACGATTAAGCGCGTTTTGGATAATACAGGGCGTATGCCTTTACCGCCTGAAACGGCGTATCAGCAAATCCTGCACGGCATGGCGGCGGTCGATTACACGGCTGACGAGTTGATTTACCGCTCACGCAACAATCGAAGCTACAAGGTTTACGGTTATTCGCCTGTCGAGCAAATCATCATGACCGTGAATATTGCCTTAAAACGGCAGCTTCACGCGCTGGAATACTACACGGCGGGCAGCGTGCCTGATGCGCTGGTCGGCGTACCTGAAACGTGGTCGGCGGACGATATCAGGCGGTTTCAAGAATACTGGGATTTGTTGTTGTCAGGCGAAACGGCAGAGCGGCGCAAAATGCGTTTCGTGCCGGGCGAGTTGTCCCGAAACTTCCACGAGACCAAGCAGCCGCCGTTAAAGGACGTTTACGACGAATGGTTGGCGCGTGTCGTCTGCTTTGCGTTTAGTGTTGAGCCTACGCCGTTTGTGGCACAGGTAAACCGTAGCGTGGCAGAGACGAGCCGTGAGCAGTCGCTTTCAGACGGCATGAGTAGTCTGAAAAACTGGGTAAAAGCCCTGATTGATGACGTGCTTGCCCGTTACATGGACATGTCGGCGTATGAGTTTGTCTGGAAGGAGGAGGAATCACTCAACCCGAAAGAACAGGCAGAAATCTACGCTATTTATAAAAACGCAGGCATTCTTACCGCTGATGAAATCCGCGCTGAACTGGGCAAGGAGCCATTGCCGGAGCAGGAGGAGCCTGAACCAAATAAGCAAGACGGCCAACAACCTGAAGAGCAGCCGAACCAAGAGGCTGAAAAGCTGGGAAAGTCGGAAAGCCCGATGAGCGAAGACGAATCTGCCGCGCTTATTGAGGCTTATTTGCTGACACGCATTGACGGCTTGGCTGAACAAATCGCGGCACTGATTGATAGTGCAGCCGTCGATTGGCAGGCTGAGGATTTGGCGGCGGAATTGAGCCTGGTAGCAAAAATCGTTACCGACGGCTTGGATTTTGGCGATTGGACGGGTTTGTCCGATGTGGTCGAGCCGATAATTAGACGAGCGGCTGAAGATGGGGCAGTTGCCGCCTTGTTGCAGGTAATGCCTGACCCTGCCGTCGGTATGGTTACGAACATTCGCAGCCGTGCAGTCAAGTGGGCGCATGAACGCGCCGCCGAAATGGTCGGCATGAAGTGGGTGGGCAGCGAGCTTATCCAAAATCCTGCTGCCGAGTGGCAAATCACCGAAGGGACGCGCGAAATGATACGCGCCCAAGTAGTCGAAGCCATGCAAAACGGCGACAGCGTGCAGGAATTGGCAGGCCGTCTGAAAGAATCTCATGCTTTCAGCAACGCACGCGCCCGAACCATTGCCAGAACCGAAACGGCGATGGCTGACGGCATGGGTAATCTGATAGGCTGGGAAGAGACCGGACTTGTTGCCGGTAAGCAGTGGATAACCGCCGAAGATGACAAAGTGTCAGAGGTTTGCAATACGAACGGCAAGATGGGTGTAATTGGGTTGCATGAGCATTTTTCACACGGGGCTTTAACGATTCCGGGCCATCCCAATTGCAGGTGTACGGTCGTCCCTGTTCTAGCAGAGGATATGTCTTAAATTTAGTTGATGTTGGTAGTGGGTTTGCCGCTCTCTTTACGGGGGCGGCTTTTTTTGGGAGTACAGAATGGCAAAGTTATACGCAGAAATCGCCAAGATGGAAGCGCAGGACGACGGCACGGTCAAGGTTTGGGGCTACGCCTCAAGCGAGGCGGTCGATTCGGACGGCGAAATCATCGCGGCGGAAGCAATGAAAGCGGCTATTCCCGACTATATGAAGTTTGGCGCGGTGCGTGAAATGCACGGTTCAAACGCAGCGGGAACGGCTATCGAAATCAACGTCGAAGACGACGGGCGCACATTTTTTGGCGCGCATATCGTTGACCCTGTTGCGGTTACGAAGGTCAAAACAGGCGTTTACAAAGGCTTTTCCATCGGGGGAAGTGTTACCGCCCGCGATGAATTGAACAAGTCGCAAATCACAGGCTTGAAGCTGACAGAAATCAGCCTTGTTGACCGCCCTGCTAATCCTGACGCGGTGTTTACCTGCTTTAAGGCAGATAAACCGAAAGATGAGGAAGAGGCGGATAAAGACGAAGACGACAAGTCAGCCGATAAACCCGATGAAACACCTGCTGAAAAGGCAGAGGGTGATAAGGTCGATGACAAAGAAGACGACAAAAAGGACGAAGCCGAAAAATCGGTAAGCGTGAATTTGTCTGAATCTGAAATTGCCATCTTGAAAGCAGTTTTGGCGATGGTTGAGAAATCAGCCGTTTCAAACGGCATTGCCAAAGCTGAATCGGCTGACGAACTGGCAAAGGCGCAAGACGCGCTGAAAAAATCGAATGATGCCCTTGCCAAAGCACAGGTGGAAATCGAAAGCCTGAAGAAACAGGCAGCCCCGCCGAAAGGCAGCACTAAAGCCATCGGCAAATCAGAAGATAACGGCGAAGATCCGCTGAACGGTTTTCAGCCGATTGTAAAGAATGACGGTTCGCTTGATGACGTGGCGACACTCATTAAAGCAAAACAAACAGGCCGTCTGTAACACCGCTTACAGGCGGTTTTTTTATTATCAGGAGCGATAAATGAACGTGAATCAACTCACACAAGAAACGATTGATCTGATGAAGTCGGCACAAGCAGGCGGCGAGCCGTTGAACAAAGGTTTTACGCAGCCGACCGGCTTTACCACCGGTTTGCAAACCTATGACCTGTCTGCGCCGTCACAAAAACTCTACCCGGTATTGACCCCGTTGCGTAACCGTATTCCGCGCGTGGGCGGCGGCCGCACCATCGGTTCAAACTGGAAAGCTATCACGAATATCAACGTCGGCAACCAACGCGCCGGTATCAGCGAAGGCAAGCGCGGCGGTGTTATCAATCATGAAATCGTCGAACGTAACGCCCAATTCCGCGCCATCGGCTTGGAAAACCAAGTAACCTTTGAAGCGGATTACGCAGCACGCGGCTTCGAGGACGTGAAAGCGTTGGCAGTTGCCCAAACCCTGCAAGCGACTATGGTTGCCGAAGAAATGATTTTGTTGGGCGGCAACACCAGCTTGAAAGCAGGCGTTACTCCTACGCCTACCGCCGTCGTTTCCACTGACGCGTCTGGCAAAATCAGCGGCAACGCCCTGTCCGTCGTCTGTGTGGCTTTGGGCTTGCAGGCATATTGGGACGTTGCAGGCGCGAACAACGGCGCAATCGGTCAAAGCCTGAACATTAAAACTGCTCAAGTCCCTGCCAAAATCACACGCCAAAACGCGGATGGTACAACCGATACATTCGGCGGCGGTTCTGCTCAAAAATCTGCGGCGGCATCTGTTTCCGGTATTGCAACAGGCAAAAAAGTAACCGCGATGGTTCCGGCCGTTCGCGGCGCGGTTGCCTACGCTTGGTACTGGGGCGCGGCCGGTTCTGAAAAACTGGGCGCGATTACCACTGCTGCCAAAGTGGAAATCTTGGCAGACGCTGAAGGCACTCAAACTGCTGCTTCCCTGCCGTCTGAAGACAATTCCACTTCCGTTTTGGAGTTTGACGGCTTGCTGACCCAAATCGCCCTGCCTGATTCCGGTGCGTTCTGGTCGGACAATAAAGGCAACGGTTTGACTTCCGACAACGCGGGCGGCGTGTATGAATTTGAAGAGGCGTTCGCACATTTCTTTACCCGATATCGCCTGTCCCCCGATACCATCTACGTCAACGCCCGTGATTTGGCGGCACTGACCAAGTTGATTATCGGTAGCAACGGTGCGCCGATGATTAAGTTGAATGTTGACGTGAACAATACGGCGAACATCCGCGCCGGTGTCGTTGTCGGTTCGTATATGAACAAGATTACAGGCGACGACCTGAATATCGTGGTACACCCGAACCTGCCTGCCGGCACTTATCTGTTCTACTCAACCCGTCTGCCTGCCTACGTTCAGGGCATCGGCAATCTGCTGCAAGTGCGTACGCGCCAAGAGTATTACCAAATCGAATGGCCGCTGCGCACCCGTATGTATGAATACGGTGTCTATGCGGACGAGGTGCTGCAAGGTATGTTCATGCCTGCCTTCGGTATGATTACCAATGTAGGTTAAGCCGATATGCCGTCTGATTTTCAGACGGCTTTTTCTTTTGGAGATTTTGAGATGACAGTTAAATTAAAAGCACCTGAAGGCTTTACCGACGTTTCCTTCGGCAGCCAAAACTACGCGGTAGATGAAAACGGTATCGTGGAAGTGCCGTCGGAGGCGGCGGAATTTCTGTATCAGTTCGGTTTTGGCAATGTTGCCTCCGAGCCTGCCGAAGAGCCTGAAAAAGCCAAGCGCGGCCGCAAACCTAAAACCGAACAGCCGACAGAGCAACCAGCCGAACAGGCTGAACCTGCCGAAGCGACGGAGCCTGCTGAACCTGCCGAACCTGCCGAAGCCGAACCTGTCGAAGCTGAAAAGGCTGAATAACGATGGCTGCCCTGGTATCGCTTGAGGAGTTCAAGCAGCGTATCGGCGTTGAACATGACCGGCGGGACGACTTCTTTTTAAGTGTCATTGACGGCGTGTCGGCGGCAGTAGAAGCTTATATCGGGCGCAGCCTTTGGGCTGCCGATTATGTCGAGCGGTACGACGGCAACGGCAAAGACCGCATCATATTGGACAATTACCCAGTTCTGTCGGTGTCGTCAGTCAAAATCAACGGCGCAGATGTCGGCGGCTGGGATTTTGCCAATTGGCTGCTGATGCGCCCCGAAGGTTTCACGCGGGGGCTGAGGAATATTGAGGTATCGTACCGCGCCGGTTATGAGTACATGCCTGCCGATATACGCGAAGCCGTGATGATTATCGCGATGCAGCGTGTGAACGAAATCGAGAGCAGGGGCGCGCAAAGTAAAACCTTGGCGGGTGAGAGCGTATCGTTTTCGGCATTCCCCGAAATGGGCGGCATGCCGCCGTCTGCGTTCTCTATGTTAAGGGAGTACCGGCGTAAGGGGGTTTGATGGTCAAGGTTGAATTTATCGGCGGCGATATTCTGGCAGCGGTCTTTAAGGCATACGCCGCCGATATTCAAGATGCGGTCGTCAAATCAGTGGGCAGGTCGGCATTGCGCCTGCAACGCGAAGTACAGCAGAACCGGTTATCCGGCCAGGTGTTGAGGGTAAGGACAGGCAACCTGAGACGCTCCATACACCAGCGCGTGAACGTTTCAGGCAATGTTGTTTCGGGCGAAGTCAATACGAACGTCCGTTACGGCATCGCGCATGAGTATGGTTTTACGGGTAATGTCAATGTGAGGGCTTCGCTGCGTCAGGTCAAACAGGCGTTCGGAAGGCCGCTGAAATCGCCGCGATATGTCCACGTCCGCGCCCATACCCGTGATGTGAAGTTGCCGGAGCGGTCGTTCCTCCGTTCGGCGTTGCGCGATTTGACGCCGAAGTTCGCGGACGATCTGCAAAAATCGATTAGAAAGGTGCTGAAATGAATCGTGAGGCGGTTTATTCCGCGCTGTGGGCGAAGCTGGACGCATTAGACGGTTTTGTTACCAAGAGCCGTAAATTACTGCACTGGAACGATGTGAAACGCTACGACCAACCTGCGTTGTTCATGGCTCAGGGCGATATGCAGGCGTTGACATTGACGGGGCAGGAAACCAAGTGGATTTTGCGCGTTGACGTGTACCTGTACGTTCAGACGGCAGGCGAACCGCCCGCGCCCATTATGAATCCGCTGATTGATGCGGTGTGCAATGCCGTGAACGCCGTACACCCTATCACGGGTAAGACGGATTTAACGGCAGACGGCGCGGATATCGAGTATTGCCGCGTCGAGGGTACGGTGGAAACAGACGAGGGAACGCTTGGCGAACAGGCGGTTTGTATTATTCCGATTGTGATTTGCGCCGCGTAATGCGGCTTTTTTTGAAAGGAATGTCATGCAGTTGACGTTTGGTAGCGGCGAAGTGTTCGCCAAAATGATTACGGATGCTTACGGCAACCGTGTACAGAACGCAACGCCCGTGCGAATCATGGGCTTGCAGGAGATGTCTGTCGATTTGTCGGCGGAACTGAAAGAGTTCTACGGTCAGAACCGATTTGCGCTGGCTGTGGCACAAGGTAAGGTTAAGGTTTCGGGTAAATTCAAGGGCGCACTGATTAACGGCCTCGCCCTGAATACCCTGTTCTTCGGCGCGGAATATGCGACCGGCACGATGAAGGCACTTTGGGCAGACACTACGGGTAAAGCGATTCCTGCGAGCGGTGCTTATACCGTTCAGGCAACTGCGCCCAATGGCGGCACGTTCGTTGAAGACGCGGGCGTAATGGGGCAGGACGGCACGGCATTCATTAAGGTTGCCGCATCGCCTGCGGCAGGTCAGTACACGGTATCGGAAACGGGCTTGTACACCTTTAATGAGGCGGATAAGGGTAAAACCGTTTATCCGAGCTTTACCTATACACAAACCATGCCGTCAGCGAAGAAAATCGAGCTGTCCAATATGGCGATGGGCAATACGCCGACGTTCCAGTTGAAATACCTGACGCAGTTCAAAGGCAAAAAAGCCCTGTTGGAACTGGAAAGCGTAACCAGCGGTAAATTAGGCTTGTTCTCGACTAAAAATGACGACTTCTCCGTCCCCGAAATCGACTTTACCGCCTCAACCGACGAGGCAGGCTTTAAAGTCGGTACGTTGTGGATTCAGGAGTAACGCCGTATGCCGTCTGAAACGTTCAGACGGCATTAGACGGTCAATTGTACTTTTCTGACCACATTTTTAGGGCAGCGGCGATGATTTCCGCCTGCGTTTTACCGCTTTGGGCGGAGAGGCTTTCCAACAGGGCGATGTCTTCGAGCTTCATTTTGATGCCTTTGACTTTTACCCCGCGCTTCTCGTCGCTGCGTTTTTGTATTTCCGCTTTCGTCATTGCCATTTTGCGTGTCCTTTGCTATATTTGGGACTGGAGGCGGCGGCTACCGCCCCCAGTTGGTTTTATCAGCTAATAGGCGTATCGCCTGCCAGCATAAAGATTAAAACCAAGATGAGAATTTGAAGAGTGCGCTTCATCTTCTTTCTCCCGTTTAACCCCTGCTTCGGTAGGGGTTTTCCCGTTTGTTGAACTACTCAACAGTAATAATTATAGGTTAACCTATAAAATAAGTCAAGTTTTGTGTACCGCCGTGGATTTTTGTCCACGGCGTTTTTGTTTTTTGAAAACAGGAGTGTTTATATGACTGTACGAATTAAAGGCGTAACCGTTGAACTGAACGGCGTGGATTATGTGATTCCGCCGATTGCGTTGGGCGCGTTGGAGCAGTTGCAAAGCGACATTGGTGCATTTGACGGCAATGTGCAAGATGTAAAACAGATTTCTACCGTTATCGATTGCGCCTATGCCGCCATGCGCCGCAATTACCCTGATATGACGCGTGAAGAAGTGGCTGATTTAATCGACATCGGCAACATGAACGAAGTATTTACCGCCGTGATGGACGTTTCAGGGCTGAAACGCAAGGAGCAGGAAGCCGCACAAGCGGGGGAAGCTCAGGCGGCGGATTAAGTTTCGGGGCGATGATTGCCCACGTTTGCGCCTCTACCGGCTGGACGTGGGACTATGTCGCTGATAACTTGGATTTGCCGCGCATCAAACACCTGAACGAGTATTGGCGCGAACATCCGCCCGTACATATCTTGGTAGCGTCGTATATGGGCATCAAGCCGTCATCGAGCGTCGCACAAAGCGAAGCGGACGAAGCCGAAGCCATCGGTATGCTTGGCGGTAACGAACTGTCTGAAGATGAATTTAATGCCCTGCTGAAAGCGAAAGGAATCATCTAATGGGTAATGCGATTTTCCCCACGTTCCCCGGCTTGAAGTGGGGGCGGAAGAAAACGGCGGTATGGAGTACCGGTACGCAAAAATCAGCGAGCGGTCGTGAATTTCGAACCGCCTACTACACTTACCCGCAATGGCGGTTTTCCCTGTCGTTCGAGGTATTGCGGACAAAAGCGTCCGTAAATGAGTTGGAGCAGTTGGCGGGATTCTTCAACGCCCGTAAAGGCAGCTTTGAAAGTTTTTTGTACGAAGATCCGACCGACAACGCCGTAACCGACCAGCCTGTCGGAAACACGGTGCAGGGTGTTACGCGCTACCAGCTTGTCCGCTCTATGGGCGGATTTATCGAGCCTATTTTGGCGGTCAAGGAACGACCCGCCGTCAAAGTGGGCGGCGTGGCTTTGACGTACGGGCGCGATTACACCGTTACCGATAAAGGTGTTTTGGTTTTCAACACGCCGCAAACGCCGGGTCGCCCGATTACATGGACGGGCGGCTTTTATTTCCGCGTGAGATTTACGTCTGATGCGGTGGATTTTGAAAACGTTTTGGGTAGCTTATGGGCAGCCAAAAAAATTGAGTTTACGAGCGTCAAATTATGAAGACTGCGACAAAAGAACTGATTGCCTTACTGCACAGCAGCGACGAGTTTCAGATGGCGGATTTGTACACCATCACGCTTTCGGGCGGTCAGGTGTTACGACATACCGGCGCGGATATGCCCGTCGTTTGGGACGGTCAGACCTACGGGGCGCACGAGCTGGTTATCAAGCGCGGCGCAACCCGTATCGCCGTCGGATTGGACGTTGATTCCAACACCTTGCAGATTTCAGCCGCGCCCGATTACAGGCTTGAGGGCTTGCAATGGGCAGAGGCTGCTTTAGGCGGCGTATTGGACGGCGCGCGGGTCAAGATAGACCGCGTGTTTTTTGATGCCGAACTTCGCCCTGTCGGTGCCGTGAATATCTTTTCCGGTCGTGTTTCGGATGTGTCGGGAAGCAGGTCGTCTGTAAAAGTCGATGTGAAATCCGATATCGAGCTTTTGAACGTCTCCAGCCCGCGCAACATCTATCAGGCCGGCTGCATGAGGACGCTCTATGACGACGGCTGCAAGGTCAACCGTGAGAAATTCACAGTGAATGGGCGTGTAACCGAAAACAGCCAAACGGGAACTGTGTTGAAACACAATCTGACGCAGCCTGACGGGTGGTTCTCACAGGGTGTGATTAAGTTTACAAGCGGACGAAACGCAGGATTGAGCAGGACGGTCAAGGTGCATAGCGGCAATACGTTCGAATTTGCCCTACGCCTGCCATTCCCGCCACAAGCAGGTGATGTGTTCAAGGTTTATCCGGGCTGCAACAAGCGGCGCGATACCTGCAAGGATAAGTTTAACAACATCGTGCATTTTCGCGGCTTCCCGTTCATCCCTTCAGCAGATACGGTGGTGTGATATGCCGTCTGAAATGGATTTGAGAGAGCGAATCGTCGAAGAGGCGCGGTCATGGCTTGGGACGCCTTACCATCATCACGCGATGGTAAAAGGCGCGGGCGTGGATTGCGCCATGATTCTGGTCGCCGTCTATGGAGCGGTCGGATTGCTTCCCGAAGGGTTCGACCCTCGCCCTTACCCTCAAGATTGGCATTTGCACCGCGATTCCGAGCGTTATTTAGGGTTTATCACGCAATTTTGCCGTGAGACGAAATCGCCGCAGGCGGGAGACATCGCAGTATGGCGTTTCGGGCGGTCATTTTCGCACGGCGGCATATTGGCGGGCGGCGGCAAGATTATTCACAGTTACATCGGGCGCGGCGTGGTGTTGGACGACATCAACCAAGCCGAACTTATCGGGCGAGAGGTTCGGTTTTTTACATTTTCATTTTGATTTTGCGGCTGCCGGAAAGGACAGGCTTTACGCGGGGGCGAAGGATAAGGAAATGCTCTGCCCAAGTTCGGCATTGATGTTTACGAGCGCATCCAATGAAAATTTGTCGATTTTCCCGTTCAGCAGGTCGTTGATGCGCGGCTGGGTCAGGCCGCAGAGCATCGCGGCCTGTTTTTGCGTCCAACCGTTTTCGCGGACGGTATCGGCGATGTGCATCATCAGGTCGGCGCGTAACCGCATATTGGCAGCTTCGGCGGGCGTGTCGCACAGTGCGTCAAATACGGAGGCAAAGGTTTGGTTTTCCATTATTTCTTTTCCTGAATTAATTTGTTGTAACGTTTTTTCGCCAATTCCAAATCGGCGGGCGCGGTTTTTTGGCTTTTCTTTTGGAAGGCGTGCAGTACATAGACGGCATCGGCAATTTTGGCTGTATAGATGACGCGGTATGCGCCGCCTTCTTCCCTTAGGCGGATTTCCATCACTCCGCTGCCGATGGTGTTCATGGGTTTGAAATCGACCGGCATTCCGCCGCATTGGATGCGGTGAAGTTGATAACCTGCCGCTTGTTTGGCGTTTTCAGGGAATTGCCGCAGGCAATCCAATGAATCGCCTAAAAAATTTAATGGTTTCATATTTTATATCTGTTTTGATATAAGCAAATTATATCAATTTTGATAATTTTTGCAAGTGTTTTGAGGTGGTTTTATGGGCGGTAAATCGTCAACTATTACATCAGCAGAAGAGCGGATCTTATCGTTACAGGTTCAACAGTCATCACAAGGGCTGACCCTGCCCGTCATCTACGGCAGGACGCGTGTAGCCGGTAATTTGGTGTGGTACGGCGATTTTGTCACCATCGAACATAAGACCACGACGCGTCAGGGCGGCAAGGGCGGCGGCGGTGTAACACAGGAAGACATTAAGTACACCTACGAAGCCGCCGTTATGCTTGCTTTGTGTGAGGGTGAGATTCAGGGCGTGGGGCGGATTTGGCGCGAAAAGGAGAAATTCGATTCGCTGGCACAGTTGCGCCTGACGCTTATGCGCGGCGGCGATGAGCAGCCGTTGTGGACGCACCTGCAACAGGCGAAGCACCAAGACCAAGCCTTGAATTATTCAGGCACGGCTTATTTGTGCAGCCCGAACTACGAACTGACGAAATCGGCGCAGATTTACCAACACAATTTCGAGGTCATCGGGAAATTGGGTTATTCCGGCAATATTCCCGATGCAAACCCGCGCGAAATCGTATTGGATTTGCTGACGAACCAACGCTACGGCTGCGGTTTCCCGTCCCAAAACATCGGTGATACCGACCGATACAGCAATTATTGCCGCGCCGTCGGTATTTTCCTAAGCCCTGCCTACACGGAACAGGGGGAGGCGCAACGGAATATTTCCGAGCTGCTCGAACAGACCAACAGCGCGGCGGTATTTTCGCAAGGCCGTCTGAAAATCATTCCCTACGGGGACGGCAGCTATTCGGGGAATGGCGCGGTTTATGTTGCCGACAATAAAGCCGTCTACGACCTGACCGATGACGATTTTATCGTTTCGGGCGCGCAAGACCCTGTAAAGGTCGAGCGCAAAACCAATGCCGATGCGTTTAATCAGATTCAGGTCGAGTACCTTGACAGGAACAACGATTACAATGTCGCCATCTCCGAAGTGAAAGACCAGGCGAATATCGAGCAGTACGGATTGCGCCCGAAAGACGCGATCAAAATGCACGGCATTTGCGATGCGAAGGTGGCACAAAAAGTGGCACAACAACTGCTGCAACGCGCCCTGTACGTCCGCAATGAATATGAGTTTAAGCTGGGTTGGAAATACTGCCTGCTTGAGCCGATGGACATCGTGACCCTGACTGACGCAGGGCTTGGTTTGAATAAAACACCCGTCCGAATCACGGAGATTGAAGAGGATGAAGAGGGTGTCCTCTCTATCAAGGCTGAGGACTATCCCGTCGGTGTTTATACCGTGTCGGAATATCCGACGCAGCCGTCTTTGGGTTATTCGGCTGACTACAACGTTTCGCCGGGCAATGCTCATGTGCCTGTAATTTTCGAAGCACCGTTGCAACTGACGGGCGGCGAACCGCAAATCTGGCTGGCAACCGCCGGCGGCGATATGTGGGGTGGTGCTGAAGTATGGGTATCGACAGACGGCGACAGCTACACCCGTGTAGGCGCGGTCAACCATAAGGCGCGTTTCGGATCGCTGACCGCCGCTTTGCCGAATGGCGCGGTCTTTGACCGCACAAATACATTAGGCGTGGAAATTTCAGCGGGGCAACTGACGGGCGGCACGGAGCAGGACAGCCGCGATTTGCTGACATTGTGCTACGTTGACGGCGAATTTCTGGCATACGCCAACGCCGAACTGAAAGGCGTAGGACGCTACACATTGGGCAACCTGACGCGCGGCGCATATGGCTCGACCATCAATGCACACGCGGCAGGCAGTCAGTTTGCGCGTATTGATGAGGCATTGTTCAAATACGCCGTTCCACGAAATTGGATTGGTCGCACGGTTTGGGTCAAACTGGTTTCGTACAATGTTTTCAGCGGCGGTATTCAAGATTTGGCAGAAGTTCCGGCGTATTCCTACACCATCAAAGGTGCGCCGCTCGGGCAGGTTCAAAACCTACGCCTGACATCATCTTGGGCATACGGCAAAGAAGCCGTCATCGCTTGGGATAAATTGGACGGAGCAGATACCTACGACGTGGAAATCTACGCAGGCAACAGCCAACGCCGTTTGCGTGCAGTTGATGGCATCGTTGACAACAGCTACACCTACACGCAGGCGGATATGAGAGCCGACGGCGGTCAGGTACGAGATATTGTTTTCAAGGTTCGCGGACGTGCCGTTACCGGCAAAACGGGCAACTGGGCGCAAATCGCGGCGCAAAATCCGCAACTGCAGGCATTGCAAGGCATCGCTATTGACAGCGGTTTGAAACAGGCGTTTTTTACCTGCCAAAAACCCGCTGAAGAAGACTTTGCAGGGATTATCGTTTGGGTTTCCGAAAACGCAGCCGTGCCGACCACAGACGTAAACAAAGTCTATGACGGCGCGGAAACGTTTATAACCATTGCAAAATGCGACGGCAAACCGCTTGAGAAAGGTAAGACCTACCATCTACGGGCGGCGGGTTATGACAGCTTCGGCAAAGATAACCTGAGAGTCAGCAGTAGTGTGTCGTTTACCGTCTACGACGTAAACACGACCGACCTGTCAGAGAGCAATCTGAACAAGGCTTTGCGCGACAAAATTAACCTGATAGACGGCAACGGGACAGGCAGCGTCAACGAGCGTATCAAGACAGTCCAGTCAACCGCTGACGGTAATAAAGCGACGGTACAGACTCACGCGAAAAGCATCAACGGCTTGGAAGCGCAATACACGGTCAAGGTTGATGCAAACGGCAAAGTAGCGGGCTTCGGCTTGGCAACCACGCCAAAAAACGGTACGCCTGAAAGCAAATTCATTGTGAATGTCGACCGTTTCGGTATTGGTGCGACTGGGAAGGCGGATGTGTTCCCGTTCGTGGTGGATACGCAGAAAAATCGTGTCGGCGTAAACGGCGAATTGGTGGTGAACGGCAAGGCGATTATCGATAACCTGAACGCCGGGGATATTCACGGCGACAAAATCACGGCAAACACGCTGAATGCAAACCGCCTGAAAGCAGGAAGCGTAACGGCGCGGGAAATCGGGGCAAACTCCGTTACCGCCGATAAGATGAACGTTACCAGTTTGAGCGCGGTATCTTCCAATCTTGGAAGTATCACGGGCGGCAGCCTGAGTATTGGCAACGGAAAATTCTCCGTAACTGAAAACGGGGTATTGACCGCAAACGATGCCGTGATACGCGGACGGATTGAGGCTGATTCGGGTTATTTCAACGGCATGATTAAGGCTTCACGCATCGAGGGCGATGTGATGAAGGTTCATAGGATGACCAAGGTATCAGAGCGGACTTGGGAGTTGATGCTCCCTGTGGATGAGTTGCCCCGTATGTTTCGTCCTGATTTTACGGTGGCGTGCGATTCTTACGGAGGTGGATGGGGAGGTGGCGAGCGAAGAAGTCTGCCAGCAAAGGGGATAATTAAGTTAAATGATAATGCGGTATCGATTTTCCCAACCTATATGCGGAACAATTACTCATACGAAGGTTACGGTCAAGGTGGGAGTTCTGCAACCTATAATGGAGTTTACCGAACCTATTTTATCCAATATGGCTGGTACATAATACGCGCTAACATTGAGGCACGTATTACGCTTGAGATTGCTGAACACGAGTATTTGAATACGACTGACCCCTGTGTGTTCATATCGTATCTTTCGCAATCTGACCGTGAGTACAAATCACTGATGGGTAAGATGGCTTGGCGGACATTTAAGGATGAGGTAAGGCTTCAGGCGGGTTCATTGGCTGTTACGCAATTCCCTTACCAACCTGCGGGTTGGAGCAGTGTGTTTCATCGCGGTAGGGGAACGGGGGCGTATCTTTCGCTGCCGCCTAATATCTATGGCGTGTCGTTTGAATATAAAGTCGATACCAACAATGACTGGGCAAGTGGCGTGCATTGGGCGACGAACAAGTTCTGTCGAGATGCGAAACCATTTAACCGCAACAACCACAATGGGAATTTTAAGGAGTTCAGGGAGGAGTCTACGGAATTGGCTTCTGAATCGAATATCCTGTTTACGGCTACTCAAGACTGGCAGTGGGTCGAACTTAGAAACATCCGCGTGCTGATTCCCGAATCCCGTAAGAATGAAGTCTGGTAATACTGTAAATCCAGCCGCTCGAAAGGGCGGCTTTTTCATACCCGCGAAAGCGGGCTTTTTTTATAGAGGTAACAAATGGACGAATCAAAAAAAGTAAAAGCATTGCGCTTTGAGTTTGAAGACGGAGACACGGGCGCGGTTGCCGCCTACCATGTAATTGAATATGTAAGTATCGATTACAAGTTCAAATCGGTTTCGGCAACGTTGAACGGCTATGTCTCTGAGAAAGCCTACAAGGACGGTAAACGCTACCTGTGTTCCCACACGCTGACCTTTGACGGCGTGGATGTGGAAACGGTTGGCATCGATTGGCTGTACCACCGCGCGGTAGGAGCGGAATCGGGCTATGTTACGGCAAATGCCGAACCGGTCTACGCAGAATAAGTTTTCAGACGGCATGACCGCCGCAGGGCTTTGGCTTTGCGGCGGTTTGTTTTTGGGTATGTTTATGAACAGGTTGGCTTTTTTACTAGATTGGCGGTCGCTGCCTTCCCGCTTTCAGGTGTGGTTGTTCGGTACGGGGACACGGGCTTTGGAGATGGTCAGCGGATTGGGGTTGTTGGGTTATGCGGCGGTTTTCGCGCTCTCGCCCGACGATATTTATTCATGGCGGATTTACTACAAGTTCCACAACCTGCCTGAAATATGGCTGGTCGCCGTCTTCGGCGCGGTGGGGCTGCTTCAGACGGCGTTGCTGATGTTTCGCGGCTTTCGGGCGAATGTTGCCAGCGCGTACCTGCTGACTTTGGCAGGGTTCATCTGGTTTCTTGTTTCCGTTGCGTTTTGGGGCGCATATCCGCCGGCACATACGGGGATGGTTATTCCGCCGCTGTTGGCGTTCCTCTGTGCGTTGGCGGGCAACAATACGCTGAAGTTTTTGTTCACGAAAGGGAAAGATGAGGTGGCTTGAATGGGTTTCATGCAGTTCGGGCTGCTCTTTGCGGCGGCAGGCGGTGTATTGGGCGGCGTGTGGGCAAGCCTTCAGGAACACGACCGCCCGGTGCAAGCTGTGCTGGAGGCTTTTATTTCCGCAATCGCGGCGGCGGCTGTGGCCGAACGTTTCGTGCCGCTGAATCAAGTGTGGACGTGCGCGGCGGCGGGGGTGTTCGTGGGCATTATGACGGGTCATGCCCTCGACACGGTGCGCGCGCTCGCGCCTAAGGTTCTGCGCGGTTACTTGGGCGGCTTGGCTGAAAAGGTAACGGGGGTAAAGGACGATGGAAAAAATTAACTTCGAGTGGTATCGGGGCGATGACGAGACGGAGGCTCTGGTTTTTGAGTCGGAGGGCGAACCTGTCGACTTTACAGGCTGCACGTTCGATATGGACATCGTGCCGGAAATGGGCGGTAGCAGGCGTATACACCTAAGCCTTTCAGACGGCATTGCGGTTAACGGAAACCGCGTGCAAATCACGGTGTCGCACGACAAGACGGACGGCGCGATGTGGCAGTACGCCGCCTACGACTTGCAGATGACGGACGGGGTGGGGCGCGTGAAGACGCTGTGCTACGGGCGTATCCGCCTGTTGCACGACGTTACGCGACAAGTATGAAAGGAGGCAGTGTGAAAACCGAGCGTGAAGTGAAAGTGTCCGTGTTGCAGAAACCTGCAATCACGGTACGGCTTGAGCCTTGTGCCAAGCCTTTTGTGCCGCCCGACGGGGCGGTTGTGGAACTGCCGACCTTGGCGGATTTGAAAACCATCTATTTCATCGCCAGCCTTTAAACCGCCGCCTTTCAGACGGCATCAACGGAGTAAAACATGGAAAACGTGGAAAACACAGAAAAGACAAGCATCAAAAAAATATTAGAAGCCATCGTCCAATTCTTAGGCGAGCAGGACAAGGCCGTGAAAACCGCGCTGCTCGCCAACATCGGCACGGCGAAGACAGAAGCTGTTGACGCGGCAGGCTTGGCGGCCGATGCCAAAATCAGCACCGCCAAAACTGAGATTCAGACGGCATGCGAAGCCGCCGTCGCTGCCCTCAGAACCGAGCTTATTGGCGGCGCGTCCGGAGAGCTGGACACGTTCAAAGAGCTTGCCGACGAGCTGAATCGCCTGAAAGAGGGCGGCAGTAGCACCCCAGACGCGCTGCTGCAGAAAATCACAGAAATCAAAAACATTGTGGACGGCATCAAAGCCGACCTCGACGGCATCACGCTTGAAGTCTTGCAAAACGCCTACCGGGCTGCTCAGGCTTAAGGTTTCACGGGGAAGCCCCGCGCTTCCCCATAGGGAGTAAGACATGAGTTTGAAAAATGTGCTGGAGAACCTTTCCGGCTTTGTTGCCGCCGAAATCGAGGCAGCAGGCGTATTGAAGGGCGACGGCAGACCCGACTTGAAGCCTGAGATGGACGGAAAGCCGAAGGGAACGCTTTATAAAGACAACTCCGTTACGGACGGCGCGGTGCTTTGGTTGAAGACCGGCAACGGCAGGAATTGGAAAGTCGTCAGCGGCGATACGGGCTGGCTCAAATTGAAGAAAACCGCCTCCCTGTTCGGCAACGTGTTCATCAAGATTCGACGCATCGGCGATACCGTGTTCTACGCCTTCGGCGGCGGGTCGTGGGGCTGGTTCGGCATCGTCAGACGGGGCGCACCCACCTTCGCCGGGCATGGTGCATTTAAAGAGAAGGGCGTGCGAATTATTCCGCCGGGCGGCATTCCCGAAGGTTTCCGCTCCACCGATTCTCTGGTGGGCAACATCTACAAGGACGGAGCGAGCCTGTACGGAACCATTTATTTGGGCGGCATGAGCGATTCCAATTTCATCGCATTGGGTTTTCAAGAGAACATCCCGACCGACCGCGATACACCCGACATCCGCGTTTCCGCCCTCAACTACCCGACCGACCAAGCATGGCCGCGTTTGGACGTGTTGAGGAATCAGAGTTTTATTTATTAAGAGTTTTTTATGGAAGAGAACCAAGCATTACCCGACAGTCGACCGCCCACGCCTTACCATGTTTGGGACGGCGGCGAGTGGCTGCTGCCCGAAACGGTACGCGAAACCGCCCGCTATTGGGCGGCGGCGGAAAAGTGGGAGGAAATCAAACAGAAGCGGCACGACAATCTGCGCGGCGGCGTGTACGTCGAGTCGGTCGGAAAGTGGTTTCACAGCACCGACGAAGCCCGCCAGCAGTACACCTTCATGCGAACGCTGCCGATGCTGCCGCCCGATTTGATGTGGAAAACGATGGACGGCAGCTTCGTCCACTTGACCCGCCCATTGTTGGACGAATTGAGCTTGAAGCTCATCACGGACGAGCAGAAAGACTTTGCCAATGCAGAGCGGCACAAAAGGCTTTTGGAGCAGTCATCCGAACCGTGGAATTACGACTATTCAGGCGGTTGGATGAAAATTTATCAGGAGGGATTATGACGCAAAAAACGCTGTACCTCGCCCTGTACAAGGGCAACCGTGAGGGCTGGGGCATCGCCTCGATTAAAGCCAGATTTGGGGATTGGATAACCCGAAAAATTACGCGTGGGATTTATTCGCACTGCGAAATCGCTTACCCGCTGCCCAGCGGCGGCTACGCCTGTTACTCGTCCTCAATACGGGACGGCGGCGTGCGCATGAAGGTGATGCCGTTGCCGTCTGAAAAGTGGGATTTAATCCCGCTGGAAACCGTACCTGCCTCGCACCTTGAGGAAGTATGGTGGTCGGCGCGTGGCAAGAAATACGACTGGGCGGGCGCAATCGGCACGGTTTTGAAAATCCGCCAAAGTGAAAACAAATGGTTCTGCTCCGAGTTTTGCGCGGCAGTCATGGGCATAGGCGACGGATGGAGATTCTCCCCGAACGACTTGGCTGCGTTGGCGAAATCAGGGGCATTTTAGGAAAGGTTTTGAAATGAAAGAATTGGCATGGCTTGCCGAAGCCAGAAAACACATCGGATTAAAAGAAATCCCAGGCGCGAAAAACAACCCTGTCATTCAGGCATGGTTGAAGGACTTGGGCTCGTGGTGGCAGGACGACGCGACGCCGTGGTGCGGCGTGTTTGCCGCCCACTGCCTCAAGGCAGGTGGCCGCGATATTCCTAAAAACTGGTTTCGCGCGAAAGAGTATGAAACTTTCGGTTTACCACTGAAACAGCCTGCCTACGGCTGCGTGGTTACGTTCACGCGGCAGGGTGGCGGTCATGTCGGTTTCGTCATTGGCGAAGACGGCAAGGGAAACCTGCTTGTACTGGGCGGCAACCAATCGGACGGCGTGAACATTGCGGCGTTCCCGAAATCACGGGCGACAAGCTACCGCTGGCCGTCGAAAGGCGGTCAACTGCTGTCACCTGATCCCTCCCGATATGTACTGCCAAAAGGAATGGCGGCGGCAAGTAAGAGCGAGGCGTGAATAATTATTGAGTCATTAAATAAAATTTAATAACTGAACTGTCAACTTCGGGTTGACGGTTGTTTGTTCGGGGAGGTGTCAAAACTTCCCCGATTTTTTTTACATATGGCGCGGCAAACCGCCGGGCGGCTGAAGAAAGCCTTTTATTTTGACAGGGGGTATGGATGAACGCCAAAGAATTTTGTGAAAAGCAAATCGCCTATTGGCTGAACGAGAGCCGCAAGGCAAGCGATAACGCCGATTTGAAGGCCTTTGAATTTGCCGAACAGGAATTGGCGAATTATCGGGAAATGTTGAAACGCTATGCCGTCTGAAAAGACGGCTTTTTTATTATTGGGGCTATAAATGAGCGATTTGGAAGCCAAGGTCAGAATAACGGTAGAAAACCATACGAAGCAAGGTTTTGATTCAGCCGCCGCCGATGTTGATAAGGCGGCGGAAAAGATACACGGCAGCGGCGAAAATGCCGCGAAAGGCTTTAAAGCCGCAATCGACAGTATGCACGAGACCATGCGCAATCTACACGCCGATGTGAAAGCGGGGTTTGAAGCGGTGGGCAATCAGGCGCAACAGGCGTCTGAAAAGGTTAGAGCCGAAGTAGGCAAAATCGGTTCGGGCTTATCGGGGCTGACCGGCTTATTAGCAGGATTAGCAACCGCAGACTTCGCAAAATCGGTGCTTGATACCGCCGATGCGATGCAGTCGATAAACAGCCAAGTCCGACAAGTCACGTCGTCTGAAACGGAGTATCTGGCCGTACAGCGTCAGCTTTTGGATGTGGCAAACAATACCCGCACTTCTTTGGAATCGACCGGCAGACTGTACGTTTCCACAAGCCGCGCGTTAAAAGACTACGGCTACACGCAGCAGGAAATTTTAAAATTCACCGAGGCAACCAACAACGCGATGACTATCGGCGGCGTTGGCGCGCAACAACGGTCCGCCGCGCTGCTGCAGTTATCGCAGGCTTTGGGCAGCGGCGTATTGCAGGGCGACGAATTTAAATCCATTTCCGAAGCCGCGCCGATTCTGCTGGATACCATTGCGGAATATATGGGTAAATCCCGCACTGAGATTAAAAAGCTGGGCAGCGAAGGGCAGTTGACGGCTGATGTGATTTTTAAAGCCATATCCGGCGCGTCGGAGAAGTTCGGGGAGCAGGCGGCCAAAATGCCCATGACGATGGGGCAGGCTTTGACGGTGTTTTCAAATAACTGGCAAAGCATGGTTTCCAAACTGCTGAACGACAGCGGCGCGATGTCGGGGATTGCGGCCATTATTAAACTGATTGCGGATAACCTGACCTTGGTTGTGCCGATTGTGGCAGGCTTCGCGGTTGCTGTTACCGCTGCGACGGCGCAGGTCATCGGCTTAAATGTTGCCATGCTTGCAAACCCATTCGGAATTATTGCCGTCGCAATTGGTACGGTTATCGGGCTGATTGCGAGATTCGGCAATGAAATCGATGTTTTCGGCGGCGGCTGGTCGAATCTTTCCGATGTGATTCGGGCGGTTTGGCAACTCATCACGGAAACCATCGGGGAAGCGGTGGGAACCGTTAAATCGTGGTTTGACGGTCTGACAGGCTGGCTTGGTGAAAGCGTGGGCGGCTGGTCGTCGTTGTTCGAGCGCGTGATGGGCATCATCTCAAGCGCAATCGGTGCGTATGTGAACGTTTATATCAACACGTTTGCAACCGGCTGGATGCTGATTAAAGAAGCCGCCAACAATATGCCTCAATTCTTTGCCAATCTTGGCAAGCTCATCGGCAATGCTTTTCTGTCTGCGATTGAGTGGATGATAAACAAGGCAATCGGCATGATTAACGGCATGATTGACTTTGCCAACGCAGCCTTGTCAATGGTCGGCGGTTCGGGCATTAAAAAGTTGGATGGCGTTGACCTCAAAAGGATGAACGACGGCGGGCTTGGCGGTCGTATTGCTGACAGTTGGAAGAAAGACCGCGCCGGGGCAATGGTAAATGCCGTCCGCGAACGTGCCGCCGATATTCACGAAGCCGATGCCCTCAAGAGACGCGGCGATGGAGTACACGCCAAACCCGCTCAGAAAAAGCCGGGCGCAAATCAGGGCGGCGGCAAAGGAGGCAAATCCCGTTCGGGCGGTTCGGGCGCGGCCAAAGACCCGATGCAGGCTTGGGAGGAGGAAATTAAAGCCCAGAAACTTGCACACCGCGAAATGCAGCGCGAAACGCTCACACACCAAGAATGGGATTTGGCGCGTGAGGCGGAATATTGGCGGGCGAAACTGGCAACGGTGGACTTCAACGGCAAAACGGGCAAGGAAATCCGCACGAAAATCCTGGCACTTGAAGACCAGTTATCGAAGCAGTCAACCGAAGCGAAGATGAATCAGGTGGCTGAATGGGAGAAACTGGACAAGCACAAGCTGGAGATGGAGAAAGACGCAGCCGACCAAGCTCTAGCTGATGGGCGTATTTCGCAGCTAGAACGCCTCGATATGGAAATCGAGTTTGAAAACCGCCGTTACCAGATTGCCTATGATGCATTGCAAGAACGTATCGCCCTTGCAGAACAAGACCCGACATACAGTCAGACGGCAATCGACAAGCTCAAGGCTCAAATGGGCGAATTGGGGCAGGGGCACGAGCGGACGCAGGCGAAGAACGAGGGCAAACGCGAAAACCAACGCCGCAAAGACGCGCCCAACGTCATGGAAATGCTGCAAGACGGCGGAAAGAACGTTTGGCAAGAAGCGCAACAGCAGATGTCTCAGGCGTTCACCGCTATGCTGACAAGGACGCAGAATTTCCGAACGGCGATGAATAACTTTTTCAAGAGTATGGGTCAGACCTTTATTCAAGAGATGGTTACAAAACCGCTTGCCGGTATGATGCAGCGCATGGTTCAGGAATCGGCAATTTATAAGATGATTTTTGGGACTAGGGAAACACTGGAAACGGCAGCGTCAGCTAAGACGGCGGCAACTAAAGCAACCGAGACAACGGCTGTTGTAGGGGCGAACGCTACGCAGGCAGCTTCAGGCGCGGCAGCTTCTCAGGCATCTATTCCGTATGTTGGCCCGATTCTTGCCGTTGCAGCAATGGCGGCGATGATGGCGGCGGTGATGGGATTGATGGGTGGTGGCGGCGGTTCCTCAACCTCCACGACCACGACGCGGATTCCGTCGGCGGCAGGCGGCTGGGACATTCCGGCAGGTATCAACCCGCTAACACAACTGCACGAAAACGAGATGGTTCTACCGGCAGAGCACGCCCAAACCATTCGCGAAATGGCGGGTCAGCAGGGAGGCAGCGACAGCACCATCATCATCAATTCGACAGGCGGCGACTTCATCCACAAAAAGGATTTGGCGAAGCTGTTGAAACAGATGAAACGGGACTTTAAATTTGTCTGAGAAAATGCCGTCTGAAATTTCAGACGGCCTTTTTGCAATTATTGTCCAAGAGGGGATGCCTCCCAGCGGCTGGCAAGCCATTCCAGTTCCTGGTAATAGGTATTACGCTCTTTCTGTCGGCGCAGCTCCATAATCATGGGCTTGGCTTTTTTCCATGTGTCCATCACATCCGAGTATTTCAGGCGTTTGTAAATTTCTTCTTCAAATGCGCCGGTGCGTATGCCCAATGCGATAAATTCGTAGCGGTTCAACAGGATTCTGATACTTTCTTTTTCGGCTTCGGCTTCTTTTTTATCGCAGAATGAGGGTTCCATGTATTTGATAAAAGAGGCTTCTGGCGGCAATTGTGCCACTATCCTTTTTGCCTGAACCAAATCGGTATCTTGGTTTTCCTGAATCAGAATGTCGATTGTGGCTCTTTTCCTAATCATTTCGTGATTATGGTTCAGCGTTGTTTTCGCGGATTCCCCATTCTTTTTAATGGCTTTTTGGGCAAAGTAGCCTGTAACGGCTATGGATATGATAATGGCTCCTGTTTGAACCCAGAAGCCATATGCCTGATTAAAGATAATAAGACTTTCCATTATTAAAATCCGTCCCAGCCTTCGGAATGCATGTTTTTCATTGCCTATCCTTTCTTTTGTTTGTTGATGTTTGTCGTTGTTTGTATATTAAAGCTGTGCGCACATTCTTTCAAGGGGTAATTTAAAAATCAGGCATCCTTGACATCCTCACCTGCTTAAAGGCGGGTGATTCCTGCCGTGTAAAAAAATGCCGTCTGAAAGG